TGCACCAGTTGTAACATTTTGAAACCTTATTTCATAAAAAGATATATCCAGATCACTATTTGCTGTTGGCGGTGTCCAAGTAAGTTTCAAATGGTCTTGACCATGAAGCTCAACCGCAAAATCCTCTACATTGCTAGGTGGCTCAACTCCACCCACGATCACTCTGGTTGTTGATATAAATGTGCTTTTTGATCCTATCGTATTAACTGCCCTCACTCGTACTTGATACGTTGCTCCGTCTATTACGTTAAGATGTTGATATTCCAGTATTTTTCCAACCGCAATTTCTCGAAATGAATCTGTCACTGAATTACCATCCGGGTCTAAAGTTTGCTTTATTTGAACCTCATAGTTATCAACAAATTGATCTGGAGAAGCACCAATCGTTATTAATAATCTTGTGATAACAATTCCGTCTGCATATTCGATAAGTTCATCTGTTAAACTCAAACTTGCTGGGGGTTGAACTGAAAATGGATTTGGCAAAGTTGTGTCCGGGATCGTTGCGACCTCTTGTTGAGTACCAAAAGTGTAAAAACTATCTTGATGTTCTGAGCATTGTAAACTCACAGTGTGATCGCTATTTATAGTCATGCCTTGCACTCTAAAAGGCTTTGATGAGAAACTTGGTGTTGCATGTGTTATATTGACGATATCTCCAATGAGCAAATCTAATCCTGTTGCATCAACCCTCAAAGATATATCGAGGCTTGTTCTTGATCTTCTTAATATTATCTCTGCCATTTCCTGTGCTTGGTATGGACTTGTGAACATGGAAAAATCAAATCTGCCTTCTAATAAAAGTCCGCCATCAGCAGTTTTCATCGTTGCATGTTGATCGTCACTTGCAAGTCCAGTTTCGTCAACCGGAGGAAATTGGGCGGTGTCCGATTGATAATTTTTATCTGGATTAATGAAATTCACAATGACTCTGTTATATCTTGAATTTTTATTTTTGCTTTGAACACTTATCCCACCAATAATATTATCTTCAGTCAACGTTATTGATGCTGAACCTGTTGTTTCAACTAAAATATTATATTTTCCACCGCTGAAGTTTAGATATGATCTTGATCCTCTCACAAAGTTTTTTACATTATCTATAGCTTTCACAGATGTATCAACAACTGCATGACTGTCCATGAGGTCAATCTGACTTGCTCCGCTGAAAGGTGTTATATTTGTGTCACAGACATCTGTTGCGGTTTGCCAATCTGCAAAGTTACTGTCAAAATAACTGTTTGTGATACCCATTCCAAATCTGTCGTTTCTCAAATAATCTAAAAGTTGCAAAATTGGATTGTCTGAATATTCCCATGTTGTACTGTCATCTTTCCTGTGGCTTCCTGTTCCACCTGTAACTGTTCCATCAAGATTTGGATTGTAAACTTTTCTGCCTTTTATAATAGCTTGAACTGTTGGAAGAGAGCCAAATTTGTCAGCATTCCATTCGAACCTCAGTGCCAAATAAGCCAAGCCTCTGAGTCTGTGATTAGATGTCCAAGATGTCAAAGTCGAAAGCAATGTTGATGCACTTTGGGAGTCTGTTCCCAAGTGAGCCTCAACAGTTATCAAACTTGAATCCGCAAAGAAATTTGAATCAGAACTTGCCACTGTTCTTTGTGTCCCATCTGTCAAAGCACCAGAAAGAGTCACCTGGTGATCATTCACAAACAAGGTTTCAACACTATTTATTTCTCCCTCACTCAGAACAACAGCCATATAAAGATACTGGTTATCTGTTCCAGAGGTTTGTAAAAAAACAACATTGCCTCCAACTTTCCTAGTGCCATAGACTATTGGAATGTGAGCATTTGCAGTGAATTTGTTAACCAAAACTCCCTTTGCTTGTTGCTCTGCATGAAGCTCACCGAAATCTGGAATGTCTGGCATCGGGACTAACCAGCCAATAACATCCTCAACAACATCTACGACTATATCAACAACGTCTTCAACAATATCAACTATGCTGTCTACAATATCACTTATAAAACCGCACATTTATTTCAATCTCCAGTTGCCACCCATGTTTTCAAAACCCAACCTTTCGAAAACCTTATCTATTTTTAATCCTGTTGTGACACTTAAAACAATCGGTAAGTCTTTTGCTATCTTTTTTACACTATCAATCATTGTTTTCAAAAGCTTATAATTTCTGAAATGTTTTTTAATATATAAAACTTGAATATTTATCATCATTTGTTTGCTGAACCAAAACTCAGCTTTGTGAAATATGCAACAACCAACAATCATTTCTTTGTCCAAATCCTTTAATAAAATAATTTTACCCTTTTTTAAAACTGTATTTATAAAAGATGTCAGTTTGGGTCTGTCTACATTTGGCAGATCTAAATGATCCAACTCGTCATGTTTAAATTCAATCAAAAGATCATAAACATCATGAAAGTCTTTTTTTTCCGCTTGATATAAATGAACACTAGTCATTCTCTGCCCCATCTTATGTCTCTGACAGTCAAAGCTGAAAACTCCATGCCTTTGTCAGAGGCAAAAAATCTTTTTTGAGAGTTGTCAGTTGTGGTTCTTCCATTGGTTTTGCTGAAATTTCCCCAATGAGATGTAACTGTAAGATTTATGGATGCAGTAGTTGTGTTATCACTGATTTTATACTCATCAATTGTTCCATAAAACAAAAGAAAAGGATCAGAAATTAAGGCAAGGTTTGTGTCTAAAAACCCTCTATATATAAACACATCATCGTTGATGATATTTTCATTTAAAGCAATTGCTATATATGTTTGATCAACACCAGAAAGCGAAACCACGAGTGAATTTTTTGATGGAGCATTAGTTTCACTGATCCCTGTTATGCCTTTAAGATGTCCGTTGGAAAGATATGTTCTTGAGCTTCCAGAAATACTTGACGTTATATCGAAACTTGCATTTGTTAAATAGACCGGTGTTCCAAAGCCAAGCTCAATCAAAAGCACCGGTTCAATATTCCCGGTGGCTAATTCTGTTTTTACTGAACTGGTTAATCCTCTCGGCATCTATAAACTTTCTCTCACATCGAACTCATAAGTGAAAAGCAGATTTCCGTTCTTGTCATTTTGACCAGATCTAAACTCTTGAACATCACTTGTGAGATAAACTGTAAAAGGCACAGAATCATAAGTGACAGAACTGTTATCTGCTAATGTTTCTCTCAAAGGTGGTTCTATTGTTATAGTTGAAGCGTTACTCGAGGAGGTTGCATCTTCAACTACCATATAAACTTTTGAATGAGAAAACTTAATAAAATCACCGGCTTTAAGTCTCCCAGCACCATCTCCGGCAAACCCATCAATTGCAATCGTGGTGTCTGCAACTGCATGTGATCCGTTGACTGATAAGGTTCCTGTTTCATTTCCAAGAGCATTTAAATAACTAGGGAAAGTTACTGTAAAGTTTTCTTTCCGACTTCTTTGCTTCATTATAAATGCCATAACTGGTGCAAAATCTGCTCTAGTCATAGGTGGATATTGTATTGTAAAACTAAAGTGTTGCCCTTGAATTTGCCTTCTGAATGTTTTTCCACTGTCAGTTTCGCTTAATAATGTCTTTTGGTTACTTTTAACATTTATAGCTGTAAAATTAGTTTTTGGTAATGTTCCACTCATACTATTGCCATTTTACCCTTTTCATTTACCGCTTGATTTATCAAAGAAACAATTGTTCCCCGACTGTTAACTAATAATTCGTTGAAACCTCTGGCATCCACAGTGTTAATATTAAAATTAACTGTTAAAGGCTGACCCACAGAATTTAATTTGTTATTTGGAATCACTGTGCTTGGGGAGTCCGGAACAACCAACTCTTCCCCCGCCTCGCCAACCATATAAGGTTGACCTTTGTTCATGCGACCACCAAGCCTTCTTCCTTGATATTTAGTTTTAGCGATAGTGGCGATTTGAACCGCACCTAAAGCTCCAATTAATATTGCCATAGGTATATTACCAACACCAAGTGCTTTTGTCACTCCTCTTGCAGTATTTTGCACTGCCTCTGCCATACTTATTGCTTTATTAAGTTGAAATGCAGTCTTATTTTGTTGAGCAATTTGATTAAGTAAAGTTCGACCAGATGTGACAATTAAGTCCTCTTTTTGTTGCTCTGATAAACCTACAAGTTTTAGTTCTTGAAATTTCCCAGATTGTAGAACTGCTAATTGCTCATCAATGAATTTCTGTCTTAGTTGCTTTTCTTTATTTGCAGTTTCTTTTGCTATCTCTAATCTTTTGTCTGCGGTTGCTTTTGCAATTTCTACTTCCATATCCGCCATGCTCTGAAGAGCGACGAGTTCATTTGGTCTTGCATCTAAAAGTTCTGATCCGCTCATGCCAGGTGCAAGTATATCTTGACCTCTCATATTCATCTCTTGCCCGGAAAGTCCCTCTAAAAGATTAGGGGTAGTTAATTGAGCTTTTTTGTTAGCCTCTGATATTTTTTCCATTTTTTTAAATATTTTTTCAAGAGAGTCAGCATATTTCGTACTGCTTTCAAAAGCCACGTCTGAGTTTGCTTTTAGTTTTTCAAATGTATTTTTTTTATCAATCTCTCCAAACTTTTCATCAACCTCTGATATAGGTGTTTTAAGTCTCTCAGCAATATCTCTCATTTCTTTTATGCTTTGAGTGACTGCATCAATTCTTTCTTGACTCCTTCCAAAAGTAAATGAATTTAATTTTTCTTGGGCGGTGGCTAACCCTTGAATTAGAAAACCTATGGTTTCTCTGATTTCATCAATGATGCCACCTATAAAAGCCACTAAAAGTTTTCCCTTTGTGCCAAGCATAAGAAATCCAATTATTCCGACGGAAGCAAAAGGCTGTGGTACACCCTGTGCAAACTCAATTAAATTAATAACTGAATTTTTGACAAATTTAAAAAGTGGCATCAGAAAATCTATGGTTTTTGCTCCAAACCTTAAAACGTCTTTCAAAGCACCAACTATTGCGACACCTAGTCTTTTCCCCGCTTTTTCAATTCCACCAAAGTTTTTTTCTAATTCTTTTTCAATAAACATCGCACCAGACTTTAAGAAATCAAAAGGTGCAGAGTCCATAACTGCCATTTTAAATAAATTAAATTTATCTCCTATCATCGATAATGTTCCATCAAAGGTCTTTGCCATGACGGAACTTGCACCGACGACAGATAATGATCCCTCTTCGAATGCTTTTAAAATATGGTCTCTTGATTGTTCTGCACTTATAGCAACTCCCGCCTCAAAACCTAATAAGGCTCGAACACCTCTTTCTCTAAATAAATCAGCGGAGTTTATACCTCCAGCAAATGTTCTTTGAATTTGCTCGGCAGTTGTTTGAAAATCTAAACCAGAGGCACTTGCAATATCTCCAGTGATTTTAAGAAGTTTATTAAGCTCATCAGCGTCTTTGGAAACAACTGCAAGGTTAGCAGACCCTCTTTGTATTTCCTCTAAACTGAAGGGAACTTGACTTGCAAACTTTATTAGACCCTTGAATGCCTTTTCACCTTCCCCCGCTTCATCAAAAAGAAATTTAAATCTGACTCTGAGTCTTTCTACTTCTCTTCCTGTGTCAATAAAGCTTTTAGCAACAAGACCAGCTCCTAATCCAACTAAAGCATTCCTTAAATTAAAAACTGAGTTTTTTAATCTTTCGACACCCATCGTGGCTGACTTCATAGCCTGTCTGGTTTTGTCTTTGGCTATAATATCTATGTTGACTTGTTTTGTTGCCATTTACCTTTTTGCCTGTTGTAGCCTGTGATCTCTTTCTTTTTCTTCTTGTTGAATCTCATAATATGCTAACCACATATTAAATTCTTGAACAGTCATTTGCATTATTTCAGACGCTGATTTTGAGAGCTTTTCCGCCAAAGCAAAGATATTATGTAGCTCGGTGTCATTTTTTAGTTTTTTTTATAATCCTCAACATCAGCATTACCAGTTCCCATAATTTTGGTTGCAACGTCTGCGATAACATTTGTGTCAGCTTTAGTTTTAAAAGCTAATGTATGACTAGCATTAAACATTTTGTCACCATCTTTTGTTAATGCTTTTTCAATAATAACATCAATCAGAACAATTAAATCTGTGTTTGATGCTCCTTTGAATATCTTTTGTTTTTCAAGCATATTAAATGGTTTACAATAAATAGCTCTGTCGCCAGTCAATCCCCACTCGGGTACTTCTATTATTTGTGTGTCAAGCTGACTAAAATGGTCTTTTATACCATCAAAATAATCAATCTTTTGATCAGACATTTACACTGTTCCAATTGTCAGACCACCAGTCCCTTGCCCGGAAACAGTCCTTGTGGTTACTCCATCTAAAGTAACGCCAACAGACATTCCTGTGACAATTCCTGTCCCGGAGAACTTTCTGTCTCCAGATTCATTTCCTTCTGGAAGAAAAGCAAAGGTCAATTCAGCACCTTGTACCAATGTTGTTTGACCAGAATCTGTCTCGTCAAAATTCATGTCAATCGTAAAAGTGTAAGTTCCTCTGCCAACTAAAAAAGATTTCATTGAACTTCCTAATGCTGTGTCTTCAACAACATCGTGAGTTGTATCAACTGTAAATCCTGTGGCATTTCCTAATGTTGTTCCGCCAATTGTAACAACACCTTCTTTTCCATGATGTGTAGCCATTTATTACTCCTTCTCTTTGGTTTCTTTTGTTTTATCAGTTTTTTTAGGTTCTGATTTTGTATCATGAATAGCAAAACCATTACTTTCGAAATGCTCAACATGATCTTGAGAACATTTTATAATAGTTTCACCTTTTTTCATAGTAACATTTTTTGCCATTATGCACTCCCTCTTGTAAATTCATAAATAACCCTTGCGGTGATTCTTACTCCTCCATAAGGATAGATTGTTCCTTCGTCGGAAGATGCCTCAATAATCTGAGTGTCTATTGCATTCCCATTTCTGGTTATATCATTATCTAATGTTTCTTCAACAACTTCAATGATTTGATTTCTGACTGTGTCAATATTTGTGTCTGTGCCTTTTCCAAAAGCAACAATAAGAAAATCAATTGTGCCTCTATAAGTTCCAGAACCTGTGTCGCCAATAGAAGAAACCTCTCTTGTTTCATCACCAGATTGCACAAACAAAGCGGGAAATTGTGCATCTGATAATTCTTCTACTTCAAAAGGTTCTCTTGTTATTTTTTTGAACTCGATTGGAGATGTGACTGCATCAAGCTTTGTTATTATATCACCAGCGATGTTTTCTCTTTTGCTCATATACCCATCTCTTTAAAATAAAAACTTGAAAACTCTTGAATCAATTTATCTTCCTCTTTGTTGCCTACTGAAAAGAAAGGTCTTTTAGTTTTGCGTTTTCCAACGCCCAAAAAATCATGTCTGAAAGCAATCTGCTCTCTTTCCTTGTTGGTGAATAATAAAGTGTTTTTGAAACCTTTTTGTCTGAAATCTAAACTTCGAAACATCAACCCAGAATCAGTTAAATCAACAAAAGCTGTCTGCCTTCCCTTTTTGTTTCTAAGTTCAACTGTTTTTTTTGTGTAGGGTACAAAAGAACCACCATCCGGGAGTTTTCCTTGTTGGGTTCTTTTTGTTATCATAAGGATAGCCATATTAGAAACTCTGTTTAATCCCTTTTTGATTGTTGCCTTTTGTTTTCTTTGGATGCCCTTCAGAAAGTTGGTCACTCCAATTGTGTTTGCATCAACCCTTATTGCTACCATTATCTCACAAGTCTTAAATAATGAAGAGGCTCCTTCTCGGAATCACTAACTGTTCCGCCACCATCCTCGTCGTATTCCACGCCATCTCTAAGTATAGCTTGAAACTCCTCTTCATAACGATCCCGATAAAAATCAATTTGAACTTGAAAAGTGTCTTTGCCTTCTCCTGTGTCCGGGTCTCTCCATTTTGTGAGTTGGGGATAGATATATTTCCATAATGCTAAATAAACCACTGAGAGTTCCCATTGGGAAGGAGTGAGCTTACTGTTTTCCATTTCCACAGAAGTTACTTTTGTTATATCTTTATATCTCACCTGGTGTCGATATCTTTCCCACCATTCTTCTCGAACACGTCTGATGACATCATTTTCAGCAAATTGAATTTGATCTACAAAGGTTGTGATTCCAAATCCAAGAATATCTGGTTGTATTTTTTGTAAATGTGTATTTTGAACACTAAAAACTGTTGACGACATTATTCAGCCTTTTTTGATGTCTTTTTAGGTTTGGGTTCATCTTTTTGCCATTCACTGTCAACTTTCGGTTCTGGCTTAGGTTCTGGCTTAGGTTGTGCTTTAGGTTTACCATCATCTAGTTTCCAACCCCGTAATGTCCATATATTTAGGTTGTTCTCATAATCAACTTTGCGTCTTTCAATGATCCTGTCGCCTTTGACAAGTTTAACCATATCCATAATTTTTGTCCTTTAATAAAAAGGGGAGGTCTCCCTCCCCGTTGGTTATTAGTTAGCCAAAGTGTCTGCTGTTAATTTAACACCATAACTATCATGGATTTCGCTTACACCATAAACTGCGGTTGCAACGATTTCATCTGCTCTTAACGATGCGTCTCTTTGAGTCTCAAGTTTGAGGTCTTGCATCATTGCTAATGCAAGTGCGTCTTGAGAGAAAACACCGCCAATAGAGTCATCTGAACCATCCACAGAAATATTTGATGATTCAAAAATTTGAACCCCAGCAATTGTTCCAACAAAACCACTTCTCATGGCTTCATTCGAAAGCTCGGTGTCTCTGCCAACAAAAGTGTTAGTTAAAGACTTTTTGACGTTAAATATTTGCTTTGGATGAAAGACTCCATAATAAGGAGCCGGTGCGTTTGCTGTTCTAAGGTCTGCAACTGCCTCAAATATATCGGCAACAGTTAATTCATTACCAGCACCTCCGGCTCTCTCTGTTGAAAACCCTGTGAACAATGCTGATAAGTCTGCATCGACTTTCCTAGCGATTGCCTCACCAAATAATCTACCAATATCCCCAGCAACATTTCTACCCGCTGAATTACGAGCTAAATCTGTTAATGTTGTCATGATACCTACCTCAGATGCAGTTATTGTTACTGAAGTTGGATTGACTGCTGTGTTTGAAAGGTCGGTTGCTTCGTTGACCGCTGATGCTGAAACTGTTGCATATATTGGAACCTCAACTGATTTTCCGCCACCCGCAATTGTGTAGTTTCTAACTAAGTTTCTCATTATTGATTGCTCACTTGCAACAAACAATGCCTCTGCTACGATCTCGGTGTAGAGTTCCGAAATGGTAGAACTGGTTGTTTCATTTGCCATTTTTTACTCCTATAAATAAAACAAGTTATGGGTTTGAATTAATAACTCGAGGTTTGGAATCTCTCTGCTTTCTCCATTCA